TTGTTATATAATAAAGAAGAAAGGAGTTGGTTAATATGAATATACTAGGTAACTCGATTAAAGAATTAAGAAAATCAAAAAAATTAACTCAAAAAAATCTTGCCGAGTTGACAGGATTTAAACAGAATACAATTTCTAACCACGAAAACGGAAATAGACAGTTAGATGAAACAGATATTAGAGTATATGCTGAAGCATTGGGAGTTTCTCCTCAGTATTTGTTTGATAGAGCTAAACCTTTATCTATCGAAGTCACACCCGCTCCTACCACTTCCCTCATCCAATCCATCTACAACCAACTAGAACCGCCTAGACAGGGCAAAGTTCTGACCTATGCCAAGAAGCAATTGAACGAACAGAAAAACGAAGAAGAAACGAAGATAAACGAAGTGTCGGAGAACATCATCAGACTGGACGACTACAGACAGACTACCTACCGTCGTGTTACTGGGGTTGTCTCTGCTGGTAGCGGTTCGATGCAGGACGACGATTTAGATATGGAGGTTTCATTCTATGAGGATGAAATCCCAGACGACTACGACGCTATCGCTTATGTCGTTGGCAACTCTATGGAGCCGAAGATAAAAAATGGTGACTACCTATTTATCAAGAATACACCTCAAGTTGACTATAACACTATCGGTATCTTCCAAGTGGACGGTGCTAACTATGTTAAGAAACTACGGCAGGGATATCTGGAAAGCTTGAATCCAGATTACGAAGATATACACCTAGACGAAAGCAATGACATCCGAACTATCGGCGAAGTCGTGAGTATATACAGAGAAAATTAAAATAAAGGAGAATACCCATGAAAAAATTACTAACCACATCAGTATTCTTGCTTACTGCTAGTGTTCTAGTAGCATGTTCTAATAATCAGTCAACTTCAAAAGATAATACTGAGCAACCTAAAACGGAGCAAAAAAACACTACTTCAACAGATACAAAAGCCAAAGTAGATAACAGTAAATATGATGAGTTAATCTCTGAAATCAAATCAAAATTAGATCCTGAATCAACTGGCGCGATAAGCGTAAAAATTAAAAATAACGTAATCGATTCAGATTCATCCGAACCGCATGATACAATTATGATTTTGCTAACTGGAACGGCTAAGAATAGTGCAAAAGAGGCTCTAGATGCAGTCAATTCTAATTCTGCTACTACTGACCAAAACAATGCAATCACTTTGATTCGTATGGCTATTTCTGAATTTGCTAAAAAGTTACCAGACGACAATACTACTCTTTCACTTGGTTATGAAAAATCTGCTGACCAATATGACTTAATCGCTAAATCTTCAAAACAGAAAGATATTATCCCTGTTGGTGAACTCATCGTGCAATAAAAAAATCCCCACACTCTCCATCGCTAAACTTTGAGTGTGAGGATATCCTGGATAGTAAAAGGCATTAAAAAGCCCTTTTTACTATACCCATTTTATCAAAAAAGTGAGGTAAATACAATGTGGATGGAAGAACTTTCCAACGGAAAATACAAATTTTTTGAACGTTATAGAGACCCGTATACCGAGAAGTGGAAACGAGTGTCGGTTACTCTTGACTCTGGCTCAAGTAGGGCAAAGAAAGAAGCTCAAAAACAACTGGACGAAAAGATAGAAGTCTTACTACAAAAGCTGACTACTGCTTCTGCTCTATTTCATCCAGTCTTTGACGAATGGTGGGAATTTCACCAGAAGCAAATTAAATTGAGTACGTATAAGACTATGTTAGCTACCTACAACCGAATATCCGATAAAGTTGAATTAGGTACTAAATTGGAAAATATGGATGTACGGCTGGTTCAAAGATTGATTGATACTGAAGAATGGACATATACCCAAAAATACCGTGTCAAATCAATTCTAAACGTCTTCTTTGACTATGCTATCGACCAAGGTTTTATCGAAAATAATCCTGCTAGGAAAGCAAAATTGCCTAGAAAGAAACAAAGCTTAGAGCAGATGAAAAACGCAAAAGATAAATATCTAGAACCAAAAGAATACAAGGCTATTTTAAAAGAACTCTATCGAAAAGATATTACATTACGATACGCCTTGGCATGTGAGTTCATGATCCTGAACGGTTGCCGTGTGGGTGAGTTGGCTGGTCTTACGATAGACAAATATCACAAAGATAGTAAGACATTAGATATCCATACTACATTCAATCGATACATTCCAGACGATGATGGAACTAAGACTTTTGCCAGCTTCAGGACGACACACCTCACAAAAAGAGAGATTGAAATACTTGATAAAATGATTGAATTAAATCGTCTAAGCGAAACAACCGATAAGAATTGGCATAAAAGTGACCGCATCTTTGTTACAAATACAGGTAAGCCTGTTCATAGTTCTATCCTAAGCAAGTCCCTCCAGCGAGCAAATGAACGCCTAAAGAAACCAATTCCTAAACATCTATCACCTCACATTTTCAGACATACTACTATCAGCATTTTAGCTGAAAATAAAATCCCTCTAAAAACTATCATGGACAGGGTTGGCCATTCTGATTCTGAGGTCACCAATTCCATCTATACCCACGTCACAAAGAACATGAAAGATGAAGCAATCAATGTACTGGACAAAGTGATGAAAAAGATTTTTTAAAAAGTTTTGCCCCTTTTTTGCCCCCTAAATACAAAAATAGCCCTTCGGATAAAATCCGAGGGGCTAGAAACGTTGTTAAATCAACGATTATTTTTTAAGGTTGTAGAATGATTTCAATCCACGGTATTCTATTTTAGAGTTTCTATATAAAACTACATGAGTGCAAACCCTTGTAAAATAAGGGTTTATACGTCATAAACTACATATATTTTTTACCGTAAAAATACAAAAGTTTACACCTTATGCCCCTTTTTTGCCCCCTGTTTTTATTTTTGACAAAACACCGTTTTTGACAATAATACACCACGATTTTCTCTCCCTATCGTTCAAAATGCGTGTTTTTGAAAAATATAATACAAATCTAATTTTGTTGACGTTAACAAAATTAGCAACCAAGCGCTTTATAAAGCTATTTGTTGAAGCCAACAAGTCAATTTTAGACAAATAAAAAACCGCAAGCCCAACGACCTGCGGAAACATCATCTATTCTAAATAGTCTTTTTCTGTAATTACTTTTAATCTAGTAGAATAATTTTGGAATGTTGAGAATTTAAAACGCTTTGGATCTTCAAGTTTGTTTCTATCATTTATTTCCAAAGCAAGGTTATAGTCTATAATGGCTTTTACCAACTTATTAATTATAGCCCTATCATTGTCCATTACTTTATAATAATCTTCGATTTTTCGAAGTCGGAAAGTTGTATTCAGTAAATAACTTTCATCTTCTAAAATCAATGTTTTACCAATATCTAATCCTTCAACATATCCTTCTTTTGCCGAATTTCTAAGCTTATACTTCAACTGATACTTTTTAGGAATGTAACTTCTAAACGGGATCAAGAAAGTTAGCCCCTGTACTTTGACAACAGTTACCGCAAATCCCCTCCCTTTATTCATTACTTCCTTTGTCTTAAAGTCATAATCCATCGCTTGGATAAGGTCGTAATCCTTGCACATTTTTAAATCAATTTGACCTAATTTTAACTTCTTACTTTTCATTCCTATTCCTTAGATAAAAAAGCTCACTAAAAAGTGAGCAACATTTCCAATGAGATACTTCTGTTGACGAGCGCGTCTCTCCGCCCCCTCATTGCCTTAAGAAAAGGCTGGACGAATCGAAAGGAGGTGGTTTTTTCCTGTTTTCAATTCTACTTATTTTTGCACATTTTTTGAATTTTGTCAAACAAAAAAACCGCAAGCCTGAGCCTGCGGTTCCTGTGTATAATTAATTTGAATCTTTCTTTTTATTTTTTTATTTAACTGTGCTAGTAATCAATCCATCTGGCTCAACTGTGAATTCTGGCTTGTCTGCCATTGTTCCATCTGGTTTAAGGTAATACCAGCCTTTTTTATCCGCTGATTGGACAAAGGCATTAGATACCATGTTGCCGTCCTTGCTGTCTAGATAGTACCAAGTATCTTTATACTTGACCCAACCTGTCTTCATGACACCTTCTACATCGAAATAGTACCACTTCTCAGCGATTTTCTTCCAACCTGTAGCCATTGCGCCTGAGTTGTCGAAAAAGTACCAGTTACCATCTTTGTGTTTCTTCCAGCGGTCTGCAAGCATGTAGCCTGAGCCATCAAAGTAGTACCAAGTGCCGTTGACCTTCTCAAACTTATCCTTGGGATAAGATCCATCTGAGCGTACATACCAATAGCCTTTATCATTCTTCTGCCATCCTGTTTCAATGCTCAACCCGTTTTCAATATCCCGTTTGAATTGGCTACGGCTGATACCCCACTTAGCCAGATAAGGATAAGGGTCAACGTGGTCTGAATGGTTGTTAGGCTGATTATTGGTACAGTAATCATGCGTTTTAATGCCTGCTAGGTCATCTGTATCAAGCGTCTTCGGCAAACCTGCTTCATCTGCTAGGTTTCGAAGCAATTCGATATACAGACGGTAATCAGCCATGAACTCTTCTTTAGTCGAATGGCTTTCAATCAATTCAACTGCTGCATAGGTCTCAGCATTCCAACCGCCAGCTACATCCCAACTTCCGTTATTTACAGGCCCGACTTGCATGACACGGGCATTTCCGACCACATGAGAGAAGAACCCAAGTTCAGGGTCCTTTCTATAGTGGTAGTCTGCTTCATTTTGTGCGGTTGAATTACGGTTCCCTGTTGAGTGAGCATGAACCTGACGGTAAGGCGCATAGCCTACTTGAGGCAAGTCTGTACGTAGTCTACTTGTATCAATATCCATTATTAATC